AGCTACTCCTACACATTACTCAGTTCTTGGAACGGCGAATATGTCAGCGTCAACCTGTTCGCCCATGCGGATGCATAGGTTGCCACGCCGGCATTGTTGGAGACGTTGGCGTACCGCATTTGGCCCGTGGTTGCGCTGAATCTTTGCAGCAACCACGTGCCGTCAGCTTTCACTTTGCCGAGATACAAAGGATCGCCGTCAAGAAAGTCGTTGAGCGCATAAACCTCGGTAGGACCCCCGCCTCCGCCGCCAGTGACCGGCAGCGGGTTGTCCCCGTCAATCGGCGCACCCGCCTCATCCAGCAGAGACGTGCGAAAGTCGACGATCCCCGTCATGCTTCAAGCGACTTGGCGAGCGCGGCCAGCTTCCTGCGCAGTTCTTGGCGCAGAGCGACAACCTCGGCTTGCGTCGCCGACAAGCGCTCTTGCTCAGCGACAAGAGCAGCGGCGCTGTCGGCGACCTTCTGCTTGGCTTCGTTCAACGCATCCCACGCCGCGGCAACCTCGGTTTTTTGCGCCACGGCTTCAGCCATCGCTGACCGGGCCGCGGCCAGGGTTGCATCGGCTTCGGCGAGTTTCTGCTCAGCGGCCTGCTTTGCCGCCTTGGCGGTGTCGGTGGAGGCTTTGCGAGCAGCGGCCTTCAGCTGCTCGGCCTCAGCCTTGGCGGCTTGGAGCTCGGCCTTGGCCTGGTTGGCGTCAGAAACGGCTTTCTCTTTCAGTGCCGCGATTTCGCTTGCCGGGGCAACAAGCTCGACAAACCTGCGGTGCTCTTCGGTGGCGGTTTGCAGCGTTTTGATCTTCGCTTCATACGCGGCCGCGTTGCTGAGCAGGTCGAGCAGTTGATTGGCGCCGCCGACCGCCGCGCCCGTGATGTCGGTGGCGATCATACGATGCCTCCGGCCTGAATGGCGGTCAGCGTGGCGGTGCCCGCGCCCGAGTTGCCCACAATGCGCACCCCGGTGACTGGGTATGCGATGTTGGAGTCCTTGGTCGCGGTCTGCGCGGTGAGCGACGGGTGATCCACCCAGTTGCCCGACGCGGGAACGTAACTCTCAGCGAAGACGTTGTCGAACGTGTACTGCACGGTGTAGTTCACCGTGCCGGTCACACGCACGCCCAACGCCACGTTGAACGGGCTGACGTAGTGGTCGGGCGGGTAGACGGCCGAAGCCTGCCCGCCCGTGACCGTAAGGGTTACGGGCCGCATGCGTGCCTCCCTTTAAGCCGCTACCGCGCCGCGCAAGGAAACAATACACCACCCGGCCGAGGTGTACACCAGCGTGGCGCTTTCGCCGACGTTGGTGAACGTGATGGTGGTGAAGCCGATCTTGGTGGTGGGGGTCAACACAGCGCTGCCGCCGTCAACCGTGTGCGTGACGAGCTTGAGCTGACCGACCAAGCCGTCGGCCAGCGTCAGCGCTTGCGACGCGCCGGTGGTGGTCAGGCTGGTCATCATGTCGGTCAAGTTCACGGCGCCCGCGCCGGACAGCGACTGCACCGTGGCGAAGACGTCGCCCGTGATGTTGCCCGTGACGTTGCCGGTAATGTTGCCCGTGACCGCACCAATGAAACCATTGGTCGAAGTCACCGGGCCGGAAAAGGTTGTCGAAGCCATTGTCTGTTTACCTCACATGCGAGTTACGCGCCGCAGTCTGCATGTCGTCAGCCGGGGGCTGTCTGCGGTGCGCGATCTTGACCTTCCCCGGAACACCTCCCCCGCCCGACCCAGCGCCGAGCGGGGGAGTCTCTTCACAGCGTCAGACGCCCGCAGTGCCGTACACGGTGCGCGGATCGGTCCAACCCGGCACATAACGCTCGGTGGCCTTGTAGCGCATGGAGTCGGTTTCAAAGTCACCTTCCATGCTCTTTTCCAGCCCACGACGCATCATCACCTTCAGGCCTTCCGGCGCGTCGGTCTGCACCCACCAGGCGGTGGTCGACGTGATACGCGAGAGGTTGGCTTGGCCTTCGGACAACAGCCCCATCGACTTGACGGGGTTGATGTCGTTGTCGGCGGTGCCGGTGCGCAACACGCTCTTGAGCAGCACCTCGGCCTGGAAGACGTTGGACGGACCTGAAACGATCTTCTTCGGGGTGAGCCGAATGCGCTTGCCGTTGTTGTCGACCGCATTGCGGATCTGGATCAGGATCTGCTCCAGCGACGTCTGGCTCAGCGCGGCCGCCGTGGTGAGCTGATTGCTGAACGTGCCGTTCACGATCGGGTGGCTGCCGGAAACCAGAGACACACCGTCGCCGCCTGTGTACGAGCCGTTGAAGGCCCGGTTCAGGATGTTGGCGCACAGCGTCTCTTTCGTCTCGATCAGCGACTGCGCGAGATGCTTCGCGTAGGTCTGACCGATACGAATGTGATCGCCGTCCTCCACCAGCACCTTGGTCAGCGCGAAGGCCAGGCCGTACACCTTGTACAGGTAGCGCTGCAGGAACAGCACACCACCCGACTGGTACGACACAGCCATGCCGTCGGGCAGCTCCGGCGCCGCGCCGAACCCGTACAGGACGGGCTCCTCGTGGTAGTTGCGCGGAATGCCCTTCTGCTCGCGGAAGACCATCTTCCACTCGTCAGCACGCTGCTCATAGACGCCGTCGAACACCTCGTTCAGGATCGGCTCAACAACCGACCTAAAGTCGGTACTACGCATTGGGGTAGCCATGGTTCAGCCCTCCTCAAACCGAGTTGACCGCAGCCTTGTAGTGGTGTTCGTTGATACGAACAGTCGCTACGATGTAGGCGTCGGTGATGGAGTCATTGATGTTGTACGCGAAACCGGTGATCTGGAACTGGCCAGAAGTCGCCTGAATCACGCCCAACTGCGTGTTGCTCAACCCGGTCTGGGTGGAGCCGCCGGGTGAAGCCACGGTCCAGTCGCACTCTTCGCCCACCGCGGTTTGCATCGTGGTGGAGCCAGGGGTGCCCGGGTTCGTGTACTGCACGTCGAACAGCATTTCTGGGTCGTCGTACACCCAGGCCACGATCTCCGTGCCTGTGGCGCCAGAAGGCCAGAAGGGGCTGATCGTCGGCTTGCCGGTGGCGTCCAAGTACTGGCATCCTGCAAAGATGCCGAGCAGCGAGATGCCGTCGGTTGTGCCGCTGCGGGTGCCATCACTGGTCCCGAGCTGAATGACACCGTTGTCGGTCAACTTCACGGGGTCGCCCGAGAAGATGTTGGCCGCGTAGGTGGACGCGATAACGTAGGCCTTTGGGCGCATCTGTCCACTGTTGTGGAACGACGGCCTGAAGCCAAAAGGTGCGCTAGTCGAAGACATAGTGCCTGCTCCTTGTGGGGTTCAGATTGCGAGAATTGAGACTCTTTGCCTCACGAGAGCTCGAAGAGCGCCTCGCGCTGCTGCCCCATTTCCATGTTGCCCTCGCCCACCATGAGCTTCGACTTGGAAGACCGCGCCTGCTGCTCCAGGAACTCGGCCGTGTCGGTGAGCTTTTCCTCTTCACGGAGCGGCGCGCTGTGGTGCGCCTCCTGCATGAAGCGGCTGTACAAACTCATCGGCAACTTGAAAGCCAGCATCTCGTTCACGCCAATGAACCCCGCCCAGTCGCCGGTCTTCAGCGTGGCGTATTCCCAGCCGGGCACATCTTCCGGCTTCACAGGTTCATATCCGAGACGAATGCGGCCCTGAATTGAGTCGCGTGGGTTGGTGGTGGTGAGCCAGCACATGTGCCAGCCCGGAATCTTGGGCAAGTCCGGCAATGAGGAATTGAAGAACTGCTGACGGAACATTTCAACCCGCTCGTCATCACTGAGCCCGCGATCATGCGTCACAGCGCGATCTTCCATCGCGCGGTTGGTGCGCAGGTCGCCTGCGGATTTCTTGAGTCGTTCGTCGTTCATGTGTGATCGCTCCTTCCAGCGATGGTGGGTGAATTATAGGGCAGAATTGTGCGCAAGGCAAACACTTTGTGTGCCGGGTGCAATTCACGCACGATTGGCGCGGTCATACTCAGCGTAGCGCTTCACATACTTCATGCGCAGCACCGGGTCGTCCCACACACCGGCGTCGACGAGCGCTTGCTTGCGCTCGGGGCTGATGTACACCTCGCGGCGGGTGGTGGCGGGGGCGTGCTCGCGGCCGGAACCCACCGCAGGGCCGCCGCGGGCTTCACGTGTGGGGGCGCCGTCGTCGCCGCCGCGCTGCGGGGTGCCGAACCGCTCCGGCAACCGCCGCGCCGCCCGGCGCCGCAGCTCGGCCCAGTAATCGCCCGACTGGGGGTTGAACCCGTCCTTGACCAGCGCCTGGTCGATGGCGAGCACGATGGCCGAGTCCTCGTCGCGGCCCTGCGGGTCGTACCAGGTGTTCTGGCGCAGGAACTCCTGCGCGTGATGCATCGTCGCGTCGTCGATGGCGGGGGCGGCGGGCGCCGGGCGCTGGAGCGCGGCCTGCTTGGTGGCGTGGAGCTGGCGCGCCTTGTCGATGGCTTGGTCGCGGTAGCGCATGGCCTGCGTGACGTCGGAGCCGTTGCCAGCCTCCACCGCCTTGGCAATCACCCGCTCGGCGGTCTCCGCGTCGCGCATGGCGGCTTGAATCTGCGCGTCCAGCGAGTTCATGTCCACCTGCACGGCGCGCTGCTCTTGCACCGTGAGCCGGCGCTCTAGGTCGTCGTTGCGCCGACGCAGAAAGTCCATCTCGAGCTTGTCGCGCTTGATGGCTTCGTCGCGGCGCTGCTTGCGCTCCAGTTTCTCCTGCCGGCGCCGGGCGCGGATGTCGTCGCGGCCGTCGCCCGCGGCGCCGTCGTCCTCGTCGTCCTCGTCGTCCTCGGTGGCGCGGAGCCGCGCGTCCTGCGCCGCGTCGGGCACGCCCGTCGGCTCGGAGGGCACGTTGCCCTTGGGGGCGTCCTCGACGACAACGAGGTCGTCGGTGGGGTCTTTGTCGGTGAGCTTCTCAGCCATGATGGGTCACATCTCCTTCAGATGAATGCGCGGATGGCCAGGGGGTCGCCCTCGACGCGGCCAATGATGTCGAGGTCGTTGAAGATGACGAACAGCGCGGTGCTGCCATCGGGCAGCGGCACCTCCCACCGGTCGCCGCCGTACTTGGGCACGCGCACGTGGTCGCCCGGGTGCGCCCAGCTGCCTTCCGGCCAGGGTTCCAGCGTGTTGCGGTTGCGGTAGGCGACGGGGCCGTGTGACACCACCTTGGCGACCTGCGTGTTCCACTTTTCAGTGTCGCGCGAGCCGTTGTCGATGATGATGCCGGAGGCGGTCTTGGTCTTGGGTGTGCGAATCTGCACCAGAACGCGGCTACCGAAGGGCTGCACCCCGGCGTCTGCCGTCGGGAAAGCCTCCGCAATAGCGTTCTCATAGGTCTGGGTCACTGTCACGCTCCTCTTTCAACATAGTCAAGAGCACATTGATGGCGGCCTCGTAGCCTGCTACGGTGCCGACCCGATGCCCGTACTCAAAGGCATCACGGGTTTGGGGCCGCTGCATCGCCTGCAGCGCAAAGCTCGCCTGCTCGGCCTTCAGCCGAGCGAGCATCTGCTCCGGAAAGTTCACGCCGGGGTCTTGGGCATTGCCGGGGCGGCGGGCAGCGTTTGGCCGTTTTCCTTGCTGCCTGCGGCCAGGCGGTGTTTCTGCTTGACGAGCGCGCCAGTCATGGGCACGGTGCCGGGGGTGGGTTTGTCAGCCATGGTTCAGGGTTCCTTTTGGTCAGGGGTTGGGGTTGATGCCGGTGCCGGTGCTGACCGCCACCTTCTCGCCAGAGGCGATCTCGGCCGCCGCGAGCCGCAGCGCGGTCTCGTTGTCGTCGGTGTTCATCTGGTAGCGCACAGCGTCGGACTGCTGCTGGCGGGCGTCCTCCGCCTGCTGACGCAGCGCCTCCCGCTGCAGCTCGGCGGCGCGGTCCTGCTGAGCGTCGGCGAGGCGCGCCTGTTCCGACTGCGCCTGCTGGGCGAGGCGCGCCTGTTCCGACTGCGCCTGCTGTGCCAACCGCGCCTGGTCCAGCTGTGCGCGCTGCTGAGCGAGCTGACCCTGCAACTGGGCGTTGAGCTGCGCAACCTGCATCGAGTTGTCGGGCGGCATCGGGGGCTGCGGCTTGAACTGCTGCGCGGCCTGGTCCAGCTGCGCCAGCTCCTGCGCGAAGGCGCCCAGCTGCTGCTCGATGAGCTGCTGCACCCGCAAAATGACCTCGGCCTGCTGATCGGCGTCGTCGCGGATGAGCTCGTCCTCGGTGGCGCGCTTCACGGCGTCGTGCGACTCGGTGAGGTAGTAGTTGAGCAGGTGGTCGCGCACGTGCTGCGCCATCGGGAACAAGTACGTCTTCACAATCGCCGGGTTGGAGCCGAACAGCGGCGACTTGAGGAACGCCAAGTGTGTGCGCAGGTGCGCCATGTGGTCCTGCCGGGGCAGCACGTACACGGGCCGGCCCATCGCTGCGGCCACGTTCTCGCTCACGGGGTCGACGTCGTCCTGGCCGGGTTGCGGCTGCAGCAGGTCAGCGGGCGCGAGCTTCAACCCGCGGAGGAACATCTCCTCCACCTTGCGCGCGTCGTACATCTGCGGCACGGCCGCGGCCCGCTGCATCACCGCCTGCGTCTGCGCAAAGCGCTGCGTCTCGCTGAAGATCGCCGGGTCGCTCACCGGCACTACGTCCAGCGGGCCGTCAAAGTCCTCGGGCTTCGCCTCCAGCCCGTTGTCGTAGGCTTTGAGCGCCTCGTGCGTCAGGTAGGCGCTGTTCAGCCGGTGCAAAATCTTGAACACCCGCGCCATCGAGTTGTGCAGCCGCGAGTGGATCGAGCTGAACACCACCATGCCCTGCTCGATGAGCGCGAGCGTGGTGCCGACGGGTTGGTTGGGGTTGCCGTCGGCGAGCTTCTCGAACGAGGTCTGCACCACCCCCTTGCCCGCATCCACCAAGAACCCCAGCAGCTGGAACAGCACCGGGCTCGGCGGGTTGAACGGCATCGGCATGGCCAGCTTGCGCACGTCGTCGATGAGTGCCCCACCCTCCAGCTCCACCACCTCGGTGGGCTGCACGTTGAGCGTCTGGCCATTGGGGCCGCCCTTCAGCTTCAGCAGCGTGGGGATGTTCTGAATGTGGGCCGAATCCAGCAGCGCGCGCAACGCGCCGGTGGCCGCACCGCTGAGCCCGCCAATCATGTGCGTGAGCCCGATGGGGTAGGCACCCCGCCAAGGCACGAACGGAAACTCCACCACCCACTCGAGCTCCTTGCGCTGCGGGTCGTCGGGCTCCCAGTTGCGGTACAAGCCCAGCGCCTGGCCGGAGGACTTGTCGATGCTGAGGATGTACGGGGCGGGGTCGTCGTCTTCGCCGTCCTCCAGCGCCAGCGCGGTGCAGACCTCGAACACGGTGCGGAGTCCGTCCTCGTTGTAGGCGGTGCTCTTGCGACCTTCGATCTTGTCGTTGGCGCGGGATGAGGCACTGAACTCGGGGTCCTCAGGGGCGCCCAGGTCCACGTCGCGGTACATGCCCGAGCGCACCCGCCGCGCGTACTCCGCGGCCGTCACGTACTGCACGTGCGTCTTGCGCTCGGCGGTGTAGAAGTTGGTGGCCGCGAACGGCAGGTACACGTCGTCGATCGGCACGAACTCCACCGTGGGGCGCTGGCGCTGCCGGCTCCACATGAGCTTCAGGTACTGGCCGCCGCCCAGCGGCAACTGCGTGCTCAGCTGCTCCAGCTCGCTCCGCAGCTCGGGCATCTGCTCGGTGCACTGCCAGTTCATGAAGTCGGTCTTGCGCTGCGCCTTTTCGACCTTCTTCTTGTCCTGGGTGCCGAGCACCTTGCTCTTGACGGGGCCCGCGGGCGGGAACATCTCCTTCATGAACCGGGCGCTGAAGTCCACGCACGCTTCCACGAGCATCGGGTGCACCACCTTGTTGGCGCCGGTGAACTGCGCCCCACCCGGCGCGTCGTCGCCCAGCCCCGTGCGGCGCAGGCCCTCCTCGTACTGCTTGTCGCGCTTTTCGCGGGCCTCTTTGTCCTTGTCGATCTTGTCGAGCAGGTCGCTGACCGCCGCGCTGAGCCGCGCGGGGTCTAC